GTTTGTAACATCCTCCATGCGGTCAAAATTGATGTACAGGTTTGTTGCTAACTCTCTAATGTCATTATACAACTTTGTACTCTTGATTGTCAACCGTTTTGAGGTAAAGAAAGAATCACAATACCAAGAAAATTGGCATGTGTTACCGGTCTTTTGGGTTACTACATCACAAATGTTACCAGCATAGTTGCCGGTCTGTACACGATTCAGTGTAACAAACGCAACAGCCATTTGACCAGCAACGGGTTCATGTGCCGACTCGAAATAGATATTCTCAGCCAGACATGTCACATGTTTTTTTGCCTCTTCGGATAGAGACTGATAGCTTGCCTTGAATGGCATAATGTTGTGTAAATCAACATTGATTGAAGCTAACATTAAAATAACACTTGATAAAAGTGCGCTTAAAAGCACAATCTTACTTTGCATTTTATTCCTTTCTGTGTGTGAAATAGGCCGAATAAACGGCCTATCTTTCCCTTACAACTTCTTAGAGACCTTGATGGGCTCAGGAATGTTTGAAACAAAACCATTTAAAGCTTGCGCCTTGGAAATGATTTCTTGTTCCGATGGGAATGGTGGATATTCTGGCTGATTCGGTAACTGTTGTCCTTGAGTGCGAGCATTCTCGGAAGCTACTTGCCAGTTATTGTGTGCAACTTCACGCTTAGACATATACTCTTGTTCGAGCATGTCTTTGCCAAGTTTTAGAAGTTCAAGACGGATCTCGAACGGTGTCATATTACTCATTATAATCTCCTTGTGTGTATGAGTGTAAAATGGTGGTTTTATTGGGTTCCACCAACCCATTGTCTATTATATAGGTATTACTTTTTTGCAGGTTCAGTTTTAGCCGGTTCAGCTTTCTTGGCTGCAGGCTTAACTTCTTCTTTTTTGGCTGCCGGTTTAGCTTCTTCTTTCTTTGCAGGTTCAGCTGCGAAAGAAACAGTTGCGAATGCCAACATTACTAGTGCGATAATTGATTTCATATTAATTCCTTATATAAGTTAAAATTAATAGGTTATTCTGTTACGAGGAAACCTATAAAAACCCCAATTAGTTTACTACCATTCATTTAAACGGAGGGCCACCAACCCAAATCACAAGAGAACGGCGCACTCCTTTGGTGACTGGCTGGACTCGGTGCATAACATACGATGGAAAAAACCATGCTCTACCTCTCTTAGTTTCCAATGTCTGAGGTGTATCTGTAGATATTCGCACTTGGAATTCTCCTCCTTCAAACTCCGACTGATCGGACAACATCAAAGCAATAGACAGTTTGCGTGGAGCGTTAGTATCTTTAGCGCTAGCATCGGTGTGCCAGTCGTAATGTCCTTTGTTGTCAGAACTGTAAATGCCCAACTGCATTGGTTCATAAAAACCAGTTAAGTCAAACTGAAAAAACCGGCGGTTTACTTCGGCCACAATCTTAGACAGTTTATCCCAAATAGGTAGTAGTTCCTGCTTCGGCCCTAACCAACCAACTTGTGTTACACGTACATCATCATTCACGGTACCAGTACCAACGGATGCCTTTTCAGTTGCTAGCCACTCAGGCTGCGCCAACAGGAGATTAATCTCCGCATCAGTTAAAAACCCATCCCAGAGGGCCATTTCGTCTTTACCAAAACCGTTAACAGGCTCAATTGGATACAACATTAATAGCCCCTCGGTTTCTTAGCCCAAGGATTTAATGCAACAGACATGCGTGTGCCGGTGTAGTCCTCAACCCCATGAAGCAAACCGGGAGCAAACGCCACCAGTCGGTTAGTCTTGGGTACAATAGAAATTGAATTAGTCATAAATTTACCGCCATTTAAGGCTTGTATGTCAGCGTAAAAGACGATGCTACAAATTGGCATAGCTATTTCGCCCGTAAGATTTGTCAAGGTTTCGTCCTTGTCAATGTGCCAATTAGGTTTGGTGCCGTGGTGTGCCCACTGTTCCACTCCATTCATGGCGGTTAAATTAAAAACACGGCGCACGTGTGCTAGAATATCAGCCATCGGAGTTGATCCTGTCATACATTCATCCAAACTGCCATCAACCCACTGCATTTTTCGATTGTCGGGAACACTAAAAAAGTCCTGAGTAATCTTAAGGTTGTCTGCATCCAGAACATCATCCATAACTATCAACATTTTGTGTACACCAATGCAAGCGTAAGACGATAGAATGCGGCTATATGAGACTGTGGTCGAATAGTGTGTGGAATCTTGGCATCAAACGCAATTAGTCTGCCGGGTGTGTATGCACTAGCAAACATAATGTTTTTGCCGGCCTCATCAAAAAACAAAGTCTCGCCGTGCCAGCCATCGTGCCATTCTAAGTTGACATAGTAGAGCAGTATTTTATCTTCTGGATGCGAATGTACAAAATTTACATCTGCTGGCGTAGATAGGTTCAGTACGCACTTAGTGAGTGTGTGTCCGATCATTTCATCAGCAGCAGGAGTTTTGTTTAGGCGTTCCACAATCTCAATCTTAGACAAGTCTTCAGCAGAATAAACTGAGTGTAGGAACTGATGTTTTTTGTTTTCAATAATAGAGCCATCTGCCCAGCCGATTTGAAACTTTGAAGCATGTGCAAACGCATACAGATTGTTACGATACTCCATGTCAAATACGTTGTCATATACGCGCAATTTTCGGCCGTTGTCAACCTCAGCTTCTATAATCATTTGGTTGCGAAGCATTCAAGAACCTCATCATATTTTAGTTTTGCAAAACACAGAGAAAGCAACCGGCGAGCTTTGTTTGGTTTTAAGGTGACCGAGTGTGGAGTATCTGTATCCATCAGCCAAATTTCATTGGTGGCAGCACAAAATTCTTCCTCAAAATCTGATTTCTGAGTTTCTCGGTTCCAATGGTAGAACGTGGTAGTTTCACCGCTCGTTTCAAGGTATATATTAATGCTGGTTTTCTTTCCGTAATCCCTGTGTGCAGGCAGCACAGGGTTAGGTGTATCGATGGCCGGCAACTCCAAAAGCAGAACATATGGATACTCAAGATTCAGCAACTTACTTGGAAGCTGCTCAATAAGGCGTTTCTCATTGCTAACGCTTTTATTTTTTGCACTCCATCCGCTTTCAGCCAGCGCATCGTAGTCTCCTGGCAAGCCCTTGCTATATCGTTGCAATACCGCATAATCTCGAAATGGTGTGATGGTAGCCTCAGCCAGAAAACCCATGTCAATATGATAGTCAAGTTTTGTCGCATGTTTCATTTAAACTCTAATCCATATACATCTGTAACCGCAACCGCGGTGGTACCCGCTGACCTAACTGAAATTTGTCGTGGAGCTACATAGTTCTGCTCATTGATTGTCAGAGTTCCGGAGCAAAGAAACAGAGATGTACCTTCGGGTAACGCAATCGACTGTCCCATCTTCACATCACGTACTTCAATGAGAGGCACGTAGTTTTGATTAACTTTAGGGTCGTAACACCAAGAAACGCTGGGCACATTGACAGTGGCGGCATACACAGCATCTTCATATGTGCCGTTCTTGAACCATCCGGGAATGCACTGGTGAACTACTTCTCCAGTCTGCTTGTCCCGTACAGTCACGCTGCCTTCGGTAAACAATAGTAAGGTTTTACTGTCAGCATAAGTTGTGGTGTCGGATGTGTATCCAGCTTCATATTCGTTCGAGTACAAAATTCGGCCAAAAGCTGCGTGAGGTTTGCGTATCATGTTTACACCATATCAAGAGGAGTTATGAAAGTGGTGGCCAGCTCGCTAACAGTAAATTCGTGCGTCTGGCCGACTAACGATTTAAGCGCAGCGATCCGTTCTGGATCAGCAACAAACCTTTCTCTGGCCTCTTGCTGCTGGGCGTGGTACATTCCTGCTCTAGCCAACTCTTTTTTTAGCTGTGTTATATCAGTTACCTCCGGCCACATGGTCAGTGGTTGAAACGCATATGCTGTATAGGCTTCCGGGTCTTGGTTTGCTGTTGTATCTGAAGCAAACGAGATTAACAACGAGTTGGTATCCTCTTCGTAGCTCTTGATTTTAAATTTAACAATATCCATATTTACTCCAATTTAACGATATTCATATTTACTACAATTTAACCTGCTGGGCCATTCCGCTGGCCAGTTGATGACCATGTAACATTCCAGCCGCCAGTAACATAAAAGCCTGCTGGACCGCCGGCACCACCGGGACGTGGGTTATGACCACCAGTTGCTTGACCGGTGTGGCCAGCCTGACCTTGACCACCACCAGCACCACCAACATGCACTGGGCCCGCATAGTGTGAGCCGGTGCCGCCAGCGCCACCGCCGCCGCTAGTTCCTGGACTGCCGGCATATTCACCGCCGCCGCCTTGACCGGCATTAAATCCTGCGCCGCCGCCGCCACCGCCACCCCAACCATTTGGACCTTTGTGTGGTGTCCAGCCAGCACCGCTACCGCCGCCACCACCGCCACCTGCAATCGTGCCGATGTTTTGAATGACAGTTGGCCGATTTACCCACAGAGCGCCACCGCCGACCGAACCAGCATTGCCGCCACCAGGTTGAACCGCAAATTGAGAAGCTCCACCGTTTCCACCCATACCCTGAATTACACCACTGTTTACAATTGTTATCGTGTCGGCCGGATTAAAGGAGTTTGGAACCAGCATAGCGTATCCGTTTGTTGCTGTAGCACCAACCGTAACACCGCTTGGAACTGTTACGGTGATATCAGAAATTCCGGCAACATATGATCCGCCGCGGTTGTTAAATATATCATAATTGTAGGTCGGTGTTGTTATGTTCAGTGGAATAAGTACACGCCGCCTTGTGCCGTAAAAGTTTCTCACTGAAATTGGGCCGGATGTTGGTATATCTGTAGCGTGTGACCCGACAAAGGCACCACCACGGTAATACTCATCCAAGCCAATCGGATTGGTTCCACCAAATTCCGCTTGAATTTCATCAAATGCTAGTGATGGTCCGTTGGTTGCTGGGTTAAATACTTTAATAGTCATTTTGTTACTTATAAAATGTGATGTACTATTTAGTTATTTAGTCGAATCAATCCCATAGCGCTTGGTAATATTTCCCAAACAGTCTAAACCCGTTACTGTTTCGTTCTTCATGTGCTTTGTATGCATCCCAATCACATTTTCGGTCACCCAACTCCACCATTTGTGAAGTTTTTTCGCCATTGTATTCTATATCAGATTCACGCCATTCAATTTTACTGGTGCCAGACCAATACTTTTCGGACCAATTTTCATCAACTTTACACTCAAAGGCTTGAATCATTTCTCCGAGAACCCAATCCCAACGTTTGAAATGGTTGTCATCTGTACACCATTCATTTTCTTTTGCTGGTGCTTCGGTACTGCGTAGACCGAGGCCTTCTGGCACATCCTCATCATCAACACAAGGAGCACCATGTTTTGTTGCATTTAATTGTTTCAGCATGGGCAAAACAATATACGCTAGTGTACTATCCATTGACCATGTATCGTATTTGTCAATGCGAATATTCACTTTGCGTTTTTTATGACTTTGTACCCATTCACAGGCCTTAGTTAACCAGGTATCTTTACCATCTGTCTCGCCCAGCCAAGCGCCAATTTTAAATCGTTCGTCTTTTGTTAGCCAGAAAAACAATTTATCTGCTATCTGGTAAGGACCAATCCAGTCACGATAA